CGGCTTTTGCTTGGTTAAGTGCTGCTTCAGCTTTTTCGGCTTTCAACTGTTGGTTTTCTGCCTTGAGCTGTTCAATTTCTTCAGGGGTCATTTCAGGTTCTCCTTGTGGTTCTGAAGGTTGTTCTAAAGTGGGTTCGTTAAAACTAGGAATAGGCGAGCCGACTTCCGCTTGGTTGATACGTCTATATTCGTTTCGGATGGACTCTTCTTGCACGCTTAATACGAGATAGTCCGGGATGGCTTTATCGGCCTCTTCCTGGCCGTGCGCGCCAATAAACCAATCACGCAAGCGACGCCAAAGGCTGGCTTCTGCCCAATCAGAAAAATCAACCACGCCTTGCTCGTCTTCAGCAAATTCCGGGTTGCGCAGTCCTTGGCGGCATCGCACCTAAAAATCCAACATGGCGCAAATACAAATTGCCAGGGCAAGGGTTGTTTGGACTGTCCGCTAAATAAAATGATGATGAGACTTTTTTAAATCGCCCTTTATCTACCATTTCGGCAAACTCAGGGTCTACCTGGTCGAATTCGGCTTTTAATACATCGCCGTCTAATTCAAGGCGCTTTACCCAACCATACGCTGGGGCGTTGTGTTTAGGATGGCCAATTACAGCCGGGGACTCATGAAAGTTTACGTTGTAGGCATTGACCGCTTGTTGCAAATCTTCTGTGGTAATTTCCACTTCTAAGCCATTTGCATCAGTGCGTTTGCCCGCTTTGAAAATCTCAATTAATTGCATAAGGTATCCTCGTTTGAATACCGCTAGCATAGAGAAAAAATGCGGACTTAAATTTTAAAGTGGTTGAAAGAATAAAAGAGGGATTTTTGATGCGGGATTAAAATGCACTTTATCTTTAAATTTAAAACGCTTTAAATGGCGTTCAAATCGCTTCAAATCGATTTAAATTTTTTCTGTCGATAAATTGCATTAATTTTAAATAAAAGCTCTGTGGCGCGAATTTGTGGCGTTATTTTGATTTTTTGCTTTTACTTTAAATTTTTGTCAATTTGTCGTTGTAAAAGTGCGGTGGATTTTTTCAGAAGTTTTTGACCGTCACTTTCGTTGATACCCAACCATGGGCGCGCTGGAATTTTTACTTTACGACCACGTCCGGCGTTTCCACCGAATTGATGTAGGCGCGCATATTTCGCGTCACTACCAAACTCAACATGGTCATTATCGTAATTATACGCGGTTCTGTCTGATAGGTAACCATCTTGGCGTAAAATCTTTGTGCTTTTACCGCGTTTCATTTTTAACGCTTTCGTGCGGGGCGATAACGCTTGCCAGCGATTACCTTTTGGATCAATCTCTGCTTTAAAGCGGGCATCATGAATTTTTTTCAATGTTTCGCCCAGCAAACCATACAACTGACGTGGCTTTTCTAATTGATTTGCAATGCTTGTCAATTTCTGAATGGCTTGATTATCGTTAATGGTAATCTTTAACATAATTTTCTCTTGATAAAAATAATGCCTGGGCGTATAGTGAAATTGCGGTGGGGGTTTCCTACTGGAAAGGTTGCTTGGCGAAAGCCCGCATTATCCTGTTCGAATCAGGCAAACCACCGCAATAATCACAACTCTCCATATAACACTTCAAAACGTCCTAACGAGCTTAAATCTTCTAAACGGCTTGCAGTTCTGACCATGTTCAATTTATGCGGTAGTTTCTTCCCGCTCAACGCGTCTTTTAGCTTAATTTCATAGTCCATTTTAACTGCCACTTTTCCTTGTTCGGTTTCATAAACGAATAACAGGGTCGGTTGTTTTTGTTGGCCGTCCAATAAGATTGCTTTCGGGTGGCGCAGTTTTTCCGGTAACTGTTCCCAAAACTCCACCGGTAAGCTAATGCCTTTGGCTTGTTTTGTATCCCGTAATGCATGCAGCACATCTTCATCACGCACGGCGATTACCGCACTCTGCGGTGCTTTTTCTAAATTGTCGAGTTTAGTTAATACCGGTTCAGGAATTGCCCCCACATACTTCATATTGCCACGTGCGATTTTTTGCTGGCTAACAGTATCGACCATTTCTTTCATCGCGCCGTTTAATAACACCATGGCTTTTGGGTTCTTCAATACGTCATCAATTAACAGGCTCGCTAAATGCGGTTCGGCATTTGTCATTTTTTGCAATAACAACTTGTCCACATCAACATCGCGAGACTGAGTTAGGCGCTCAAAGTTATACGGTGCGAAGCCTACATCATAACCTTTCGGCACGCGTACTGTGCGCGGGTTGCCGGAACGCACGCCGACCAGTTTTTCTTCCCATTCGATTTCAGGCGATTGGCTCACGGTTTTACCCATTTCAGCTAAGTCGTCTTCATCATGCGCTGATACAGTGCAGTGGCAACCGTACGCTTTGATTGGGTAATAATAGCGCCAAAACGGATCTGTGGCCGGTAGAATTGTGCCATCTAACGCAATATGTTCTTCGCGCGGATGTTCATTGTCATGGTGGTGATATTCCCAATAAGGCAATACATCGACCAAATCCAAATGCTGTGCCAAGCGCCCACGGTTATATGCACCATAAACGTTGGTGTCGTAAATAATCCGTGTGCGCCAGTTTCGCCCGCCGTTATATTGCCAGCCGGCCACGATTTCATCAAAACGCTTGCGAAATCCTTCTAAGGTTTCACCATTTGCGATGGCGTCATCTACCGCTTCGCGAAATGCCGTCAACACTTCATTACGGTTTGCACCGGCCACCATAAAAAAGTAGTCGTGTTCTTCACCTAGCACGTCTAAATAGCTATTAGTAGGCAAATTGAGTTTCTTCTCAAAATATTTGACCTGCTCTTCAAAAGTGAATTTACTCATTTTATTTACGCTCATCTTCAACGGATTGACGACCAGCAAAGTGTGCTGTTGTTGATGCCCACGCCATCACCTTGCCATATTCTGCAAAGCTCAACTCAGGGATCAAACTGTCTAATTGGTTGCGAAAATCTTCCAGGCTTTCTGCTTGTGATAGCTTATCCTGGATGGTTTGCAGCCATTCTTCCACAAAAGGTTCACCTTCTACCTCTAACTGTTCCCCAATGGTTTCCACGATAGATTTAGGAATCGCCTCGGCAAAGTCTGCCGTATTTTTGACCGCACTTTTTTCAGGGGCAGAAACTACAATGTCGCCTTCTTCAAACCCATAGGTTCGCATGATGTATTGTTCGGTAAATTGCACGCCTAACTCGGCTAATAAACCGTCACGTTCCGCTTGTAATTTATCAATGCTTTCTTGTTCATAAAGCTCAAATGTCGGCAGCATGTCCACGTTGAAATTCAACTCGCAAATCCAGGCTAATAATTGGTTAAAAACGCCTTCAACTATGCTGGCATCATCATCACGAATATCACGGGTCACTTCTAAGCCCGCTGTCGCACTTGCACGATTTGCTTCGGCTTCTGTGGTTTGGTTTTGTCCTAATAATGCGATGGCGATTTCTGATTTGCAGTAGCGGAGGAAATCATCAAACACCTGTGATGAACCGCCTTTGCTTCCGCTTTCAAGCATATCAATAGAGCTGTCATCCGGGATAGCTGCCACGGCTGTGCCGAGCATTTTTTCCATGCTATCTAACAACTCATCAATTTCATGAGCGTTAGCGTTTCGTGGGTATTTACCCACCAACCACGGCGAGCCATATTTTTCAGCAAACTCTAACCAAAATTTAAACCCGCCTTTCTTAAAGGTCGCCGCCCAAAAACACATTGCCAGGTCTGCGCGACCGTATGGGTTCATATAGTCGGCCTGTTGGGTTGCGAGTAAAAATTTCTTTTCCGGCACAATGTCGCCATTGCGGTTCTCTTTTGTGCGCAGCATTAAACGGTTGTCTTCATCAAATACAAACCACTCTTGTGGCTTTCCGACTACCTCAGTCGGGAGTAATAACCCGTTCTCGCTTGCCCACATTACCTCAAGCGCCTGGTAACCAAACAGGGTGGCATCTAAAATTTGATTGATGATTTGATTTACAGGTAAACGGTCAAAAAGCGCGGCCAGGATTTCATCTGTTTTTTCATTCCCGGTTGGGGTAATGCGCCACTCTAAACCTTTAATTGCAGCTTTACGGCGGCGAACACAACCACCCACATGACTATCTGACAAAATTTCGCGATAGACTGAAATGTCGCGCCCCATTTTCTTCAATACAGGATCAGGGTTTGGGAGATAGTGCATAAACGACCAAAAGTCGATAGCCTTCGCGCGGGTAGCGATGACGCCGATTAAATCTTGTTTTTTTGTTGTCATAATTAATATCCTTGGGTCATTTTACGACTTGTTCGTTGTTTACGGCTGTACGCCTTGACCGGTTGCATAACCGCCTCCGTTGCGGCGGTTAAAGCTAAAAAGCACGCCCATGTTCGGTCGGCGTGACCGTTGCTGTCGCTTTCTGCGGTAAAGCGTGGCTGGCCGTTGCTGCCGGTTATTTTTTTGAGCTTGTGTAAATCTTCTCGCAAATCTGCGTCACCTTGCGGGATGCGAATTTTGCGGTCTTCAAATGCCGTTTTACCGATAGTGGCCATTTTTAGCTTTGTGGAAACGTTGAACAGCACACCTTGAATTCGCTTGCCGTGTTCATGCTGTGCGTCCTCGACCATCTTTTCACCCATGCCTGTTTGGTCGAGATTGCCGCCTACTACGTGATACTGGCGCATGATACGGTTTAATTCTTCCTGTTGTTGGCGCAACTGCACGCGTTTTAATGTCACAATCTCTCGCGTCCAATAAACATCACCTACCAATTCAACCACCCAAATCACCGTCAAGTCATTGCGCACCGCGATATCCATTCCCACAAAACAAGCTCCGCCTTGATAGAGCTCGGGCTTGCCAGCGTCCGGATGTTCTACGCCGTCAATTAAGTCATAGGATAGCCACGCACTTGCTTCATCTAACCATTTCAGCTCGAATTCTTGCGCCCAAGCGTCTTCATCATTTAAACCACGGCGAAGCTGTTCAATATCACGCGGCAATCCGTCGGCGACCGCCTGATAAATATCAACAGTGTGGCGAGACCATTCAGTGTTATTGACATCGGTCATTAATTCGTAAAACTTATTCCCCTTGCCGTTTGGGGTTGATACCACGCGCAATTTCCATCCAGCAGAGATTACCGGAAATAATGCTTTCCAAATCTCTCGGCTATCTGCATGGAAGGCAAACTCATCTAGGAACACATTCGCTGAGAAACCACGGGCTGTATCAGGGTTAGCGGGGAGTGCGGTGATTTTTGAGCCGCCTGGAAAAACAACTTCGAGTGCGTTGATTGTTGAATTAAACGGCACTTCCAATACTTCACAAACCATGCCTAACGCTTCAAGGTGGCGTTTTACCCCCTCGTTCATCGCTTCTTTTGCCTGGCGTTCCCCGCGAGATAAAATAACCCAGCGCGTACGTTCACCTTTAGCTTCTGCCGCTAAACAATCCATCACAATTTCAAAGGTGGTTGTAAATGTTTTGCCCGTCTGACGAGCAAACATGGCCACCTTGAACCGGCTTTTATCATTTAGCCAGTTTTTTTGATAGTTATAGAGAACGGTTTTATTCGATGCCATAAACTG